CAAGAACTATTAGCTGTCAAGCTAAAAGATATAGATAAAGATAATAAGGTTGCAGTAATGTCCAAAGATGAGATGAAGAAGATACTCGGTAAATCACCCGATTTATCTGATGCATTTATGATGAGGATGTATTACGAAATAAAGAATTTAAAATCGACTGGCCGATATGCCATTGCATTTGCATAATATGAGAAATATAAAATTTGAATTAAACGGGATTGAATATAAAATACCACACGTTTTATCTATTGGTAACTACGTAAAGATATTCAAGATTAAAGGATTATTTGAGGATGAGTACTTTGCAACAAAGTTAATTAACATAATGACTGGTGCAGATGTAAAAGATTTGGATGCTGCACCTCGTGATGAAATACAATTCATTACCAATCAGTTAATGAAACTAATCCCTGTTGAGAAACCTGCGTTCTCAGATAGGTTTACATTGGATGGTATTGAGTATGGATTTATTCCTGAATGGAAGAAGATGAGCTTTGGTGAGTATGCTGACTTAGATACATTGATGACCAAGAAACCTGAGGAGATGATTGACTATATTCATATCATTACAGCAATCTTATACAGACCAATCATTAAATCCAAATCAAGTCACAAGTTTACGATTGAGAAATACAATCAGGAAACTATGGAAGAACGAGCCGAATTGTTCAAAGAGAAATTAGATGTGGAGTATGCTTTAGGTGCTCAGTTTTTTTTTATTCAATTCGCAAAGAACTTTTCAAACTATACCCCAATATCTTTGATACAGAAGATGAAGATGGAATGGAACGGGATAAAGTTCGCTTGGAGGAACAGGAAGAAACTATGGTTACTACTTTCGAAAAAACATTTGGATGGTTCGCAGTTCTCAATAGAGTTGCAATTGATGATGTTACAAGACACGATGATATTATCACAAAAAGCGTTATTGAAATACTCAACCAACTCAGCTACCTCATTGAAAAAGACAAAGAATTAATAAGGTTACAGAAAAAAGCACAACAAAAAGGATAATTTCAGAACACGTTATGAACAATTTTATATTTAATATTAGGGAATGAACATAAATTATAAACAGATATTGACCTATTTCAGCAGTATTGCTTACCATAATCCACAGATTAAGTCTTTTGGGTTCGGAGATATAACGCAATGTACGAATGACATTGAAACAAAACAGGAACCACAGTATGAAAGAATGTATGTGGTTCCTGGTCAGGTCACATTAAATCAAAATGAGATACATTATAATTTTGACATTATCATAATGGACAGAATTGAAGATGACTTATCTAACTTGGAGGATATTATGTCTGATACAATGGAGACAGCCAAAGATGTTTGGACCATATTCTATCAATCATATACAGCACAACAAGGTAACTTTGCACGTATAATTCAAGGAGAGTGGGAACCTAACTTAGTTCCATTTCAAGAAAGGTTTGAAACAATATTAGGTGGATGGACATTACAGATTAGTATGGTTGCACCATTTGATTATAACTCTTGTGTTGTTCCCGATACATTTAGTTTCCCACAAGATGAATCATTCTCAAGTTACTTTCAAGTAATATCAGATTGGAGAAGTTTTGCTAATGGTCACGCACAGATTAGAAGTTTTGGATTTGGGGATTATACACAACTTACCAACGATATAAAAACAAAGGTTGAACCATTATATCCAAGATTATATTTTGTACCTGATAATACAAGACTTAGTCCTAACCATATGCACGTAACTTGGAAAGTTATATGTTGTGATAGGATTGAGAATGACTTATCAAATCAACAAGATGTACTATCAGATACATTAGAAATAATGAAAGACTTATTTAGTTACGCATATTTATCTGACTACGATGCTGATTGGGATTCAGCACTTGAACCTTGGTTAGAAGAAACAGAAACAATACTTGGGGGATGGACAATGACATTTAGCATCCAACAGAAATTTGACTATAATCGTTGTGTACTTCCTGAATTACCATTCACTAATTTAACTTGGGAAGAATTAAATGAGTTATGGAAAGACGTAAATGATAAATGGAAAAACACTTAAACAAACACAAATATATACTTATATATGGGACAATTAACTAATTTATACGTAAGTGAATCCTATCAGGGATTAATCAAACTTGCAAACTCAGCCACAGGAGTTACTAGTACATTACAGTACACTCAGGATGGTTTGGGGAATAACTTACCTCTCCAAATATCAACATCATCTGTTAATATTTCAGGTTCATTTACTGTAAATGGATTACCTGTTCAAGCAGATACTGGTTCATTGGTAAGTACCGCATCATTCAATGCCTATACATCTTCAAACAATAGTAAGGTTAATTCATTGATTGCGGCAACAGGAAGTTATGCAACTACAAGTTCACTAACAACATTATCAGGTTCAATAGCAACAACAGACTTAGCACAAAACAATAGACTAACTTCAATTGAGGGAATCACTGGTTCACTTGCAACCACATCATCCTTAAACTCATATACATTAACATCTTCATTCAATTCATATACATCAAGCAATGACAATAAAGTTAACTCACTTATTAGTGCTACTGGTTCTTATGCTACTACTTCATCGCTGGCTGCGGTATCGCAAAGCATAGCATTAACTGATTTAAATCAGAACAATACAATTGCAGGACTTGCAACAACAAGTTCAGTTAATACTAAATTAGATACAGGTTCATTCAATTCATATACAAGTAGTAATGATAGTAAAGTTAATTCATTAATTAATGCAACAGGTAGTTACGCAACCACAGGTTCAAATAACTTTATTGGTCAACAAAATATATTTTATGCTGGTACTGATGCATTATATGTAAGTGGTGCTAGTCAAAGATTTAGAGGTAACTCATTTAGTGTTGAAGATAATACTGGTGTAACTAAATTAAATGTAAGTCCCGCAGCAAATGTAATTGCGGCAAGTATGCCAATATCTGCAAGTCAAGGTATTACAGGTTCTTTATTTGGAACAGCATCATACGCAACACAAGCATTATCAGCATCTTTTGCACCTGACACAACTAATACAGGTTCATTTGCAACAACAGGTTCAAACGTATTTCAAGGTCTACAAACAATATCAGGAAGTTTAATTGTTACAGGTTCAATCACAGCATTGTCTGCATCAATTACTTACTTACAAACAGTATATCAAACATCATCTATTATATTCTCAAGTGGTTCAAACATATTGGGAGATGAGGCAGGTGATACACAAACATTAAATGGTGTAGTTAATATCCCATTAGGTAACTTAAATGTTACAGGTGCAACAACATCATCATTAGGTTTCTTTGGTAACTTACAAGGTACCGCATCATTTGCAACCAATGCATTAAGTGCATCACATTCTGTAAACTCAAATACTTCTATTTCGTCAAGTTTTGCACAAACAGCTATTAGTTCAAGTCAAGCATCTAATGCAGTAAGTGCATCACAAGCACAGAATGCGGTAAGTGCATCACAATCAACTAATTCAACTTCAGCATCATTTGCACAAACAGCAATTAGTTCAAGTCAAGCAGAGAATGCAGTATCGGCATCATACGCAACCAATGCATTAAGTGCATCGGTTATATATGTTCAGAACACAAGTGCAAACCAACCACACAAAGTAACATTTATTGATTCATCTAATACTACAGGACAATTACAAGTTGATAATGATTTTACATATAATCCAAATACAAATATATTAAATGTAACGGCATCTTTTGCACAGAACGCAATATCAGCCTCACAAGCACAGAATGCGGTATCTGCATCATATGCACCATCAGTTGCACCAATAGGTGTAATTACAACAGGTTCAATAGCAACAACTCAATCAATCACAGGTAGTTTAATACTTGGTAATACAGTTATATCAGGTTCATTAATTGGTGGAACAGACAATAATGGTATTATAAAAATACAATCACAATTAAATACATCAAGTAGTTTATCAATACCATTTGGTTATATATCAAGTTCTAATCCTGATATACAAACCAACATAATATTTGGTACTGTTACAGCAGCATCTGGTTCAGGTTTATTTACTAATAATCAAACAGGTTCAATCGTTATATCAGGTAGTAATAATATATTATTAGGTGGTGGTAATAGAACAAGTACAATAGTTACGTTTGGTAGTTATGGGTATATTGGTGGCACTGGTAATGTTGGTTCAACAATACCAACATTAAACACAGCGTCATTATTAAGACCAACCATATCCACTAACGCATTACAGGCAGGATTATTTTTAAATTTTACAACAAGTTCATTAACGGGACCATCTATATCAAATAATTTAATATATGGGTCAACAACAATAAATCATCAAAGTGCTTCATTAAATTATAATAGTAATGTAAATGTTGGTACTGTTACATCAACCGCAAACAATATTGCATTACCATTTTTAACAACAATTCAATCTAACTATTTTGGTAGTACAGGTTTAGTATTAAGTCATTTAAGTTCATCAATAACAGCAATAAATAATATTATTGCTGGTGGTGCATTTACAGTTACTAACTTAGTTTCAAGTTCAGTATCTACAACTAATAATGGTTTAGGATTTTCAAATAACCTTGTAATAGGTCAAAATAATGGTGTTTGGGTATCAGGTTCTAACACAACAAATAGAAGAGCAATACAATCAAATCTTATTGGTGGTCAAACTAATAGCATAACATCATCTCAAATAGGTGCGGATACACATTTAATATCATCAATTGTATTTGGTCAGAACTTAATTGTATCTGCATCACACGCAACTAACGTTGGTGGTACCGCATTTATTGGTAGATATAACGATGCTAGTACATTAAATGATTCACAACAAATAGTATTTGCTGTAGGTACAGGTACAGGAACTTCAAATAGAAGAACAGGTTTATATGTAACATCA